GTTTATTACTGAAACTTCTACTCCTGGTGATGTTAAAGCCATTTTTCGTATTCTCCTTGCAAGTTACGTGTATACTAGAGTTATTTATTATATCGTACGGTTTTTACGACAGAATTTACCATTTTCCTGGTGCCTATATAGGCGACGTAAATATGCTTATGCGATACAAGGACAGACCCATATGTAAGCAGTGTAAGAGCAAACCCAGGGCCTATGCCTATCAGCGATACGGGAGGATTTATTGGCGGAGTCTGTGTGACAGATGTAATAGGAAAAAGTACGGAAAGCGTGTAGGAGGTATCACTGCCTTGCAACGTTCAGGGTACAAAAAATTAAAGAAGTGTGAAATGTGTGGATTCAAAGCGCAAGAGAAAACACAACTGGACGTGTTATTCGTGGACGGGAATCTTCGCAATACTGCTGTGAGTAATCTAAAAACTGTTTGCGCCAATTGCCAACGATTGCAGGGGATCCGTCGTTTGGGTTGGAGGATTGGTGATCTTGTTGCTGACAATTAGGTCGTCCACCTTCTTGTACAGATCCTCCTTGGAGCCATCGTTGTCTATCACGTGATCAAAGTTCCAGCCCATCCAGTCCCACTCTGATTTGTGGGCACCCTTTTCCTGCATCTGTTCTCGTGTGGGCAATTCACCCCTCTTGACCAATATGATCTGACCGCCGTTCTCTTTGATTGTTTTCAATTCATTCTGGAATCTAGTGTCAGATATAACGGTGGGTTTGCCGTCGTATCTCGACAAACAACTGTCAATCCATATCGCATCATGCATGTGCTGTCTCATAACCTCCGTGCCAAAATGCTGTAGCACCCATCTAGGTGTGACTGTCTTGCCAAATTTCTTTGACCAGAACTCGTCGGGCTGTTCCCTCCACTGCCTGCTGTCGTCACCGTTGCCTTCCAGCATCTCGCGATCCCAGTTGAACATGACACTGACTGCATCCTTGAGACTCTTCGCGAATGAATCCCTGCGGAATCCGTGCTTTTGCTCTAATCTTTTTGATACGGTGTCTTTACCAGAACCTATCAATCCTACCACTCCTATCAGCATAGAATTATTATACTATTTCTTTAGACGTTTTTCAATCTCTTTGATTGCTTTTTTCACAGATCTCAGTATGGACACCCTCAAGGTTTTCTTTCGTTCTTTCAACGCCTTGATGCTCATAGTTTCCAGTTCCTCTACCAACTTTTCCAGTTCATCTAGTGTGAGGTCAGAATAATTCTTGTAATTGGATTTTTTCATCAACACTATTTAGATGTGATCTGGTTGTAATTAACCAATAACAAAACTGTGTGGCGTGCCACCTTCTTGGAAGTTGCCTATCTCTAGGTCAAGTCTTTCCATCTCAGCATTTCCCTCGTTCTTGAGTGCGTCACCGTTCAGTGTGGTTCCGCCCTGTGGACCCGCTATGGTGTTGAACTTGCCCCTGGCTTCGCCCAGCATGACCTTGCACACGGCCAAGGTGTAGTCCCTGATCCATGGTTTGGCGTAGATGTCTTTGAACAAGGTTATGTCCGGTCTGTAGTTGTCGGTGTGCATCAACACAGTCTCGTTGTCCGCCCTCGGTCTCTGTGTTATGGTCAATTTTTTTGTGGCCACATCAAAGTGGAACTGTATGAAACTTCCGAACATCTTGCCCACTAGTTCTTGGTAACTTGCGAATGCGTAGTATGTGGCCAGTCCGCCCGTGGCACCCGCTCTCAAAAGATAGGTGTTGGTGTAGGCCAAGTTGAACGGTTCGAACAAGGTTCCGCCTTCGCCGCCTTCCGTCCTTGATCCCACAGTCCTCCTGTTAAGATTCCTCACGTTTATGACCTCGTCAGGTAAAATGTAACTGTTTTGATTCTTCTTCAGTTCCAGGAATGCGTATGATTCCTCCACAGCATTAGACGATCTCTGCCTGTATCTGTTGGTGGCCCTTTCCAGTGCCGTTTGGTAGTGTTTTGGGTCCAATTCCACATCGATCATGCCCTCACCGAGGTTGTTCTTCACATAATCAAATATTTGCTGTTGTCCTGTTTGAAGTTCTGACATAGTCGTATTTATTGGTTTGAGCTACACAATAAATATGTATGATATGCCTAGACTGTCGATTTTCAAGCCCGAAAAGGGAAATGATTACAAGTTCTTTGACCGCAACATCAAGGAGATGTTCACGGTGGGGGGCACGGACCTACACTTCCACAAATACCTAGGACCCTATGATCAGGGTGACACCAACAAGGACGGGCCAGCCTCACCCAGCCAACCCAGGGTGACGGGCAGTGACCTAAACGAAACCACCATACAGGATCTCTTGTTCCTAGAGAACAGGGACAGGAAGTACGCAGATGACGTCTATGTTGTGAGGGGTATCTACAATGTTCAGGACGCTGATTTCAATCTATCACAGTTTGGAATGTTCCTACAGAACGACACACTGTTCCTAACAGTGCACTTGAATGACATAGTGGAGAGGATAGGTAGGAAACCCATGGCAGGAGATGTCATAGAATTTCCACACATGAAGGAAGACTACTCATTAGACGAATCGATACCAATAGCACTAAAAAGATATTATGTAGTAGAGGATGTCAACAGGGCCGCGGAGGGATTCTCACAGACATGGTGGCCACATCTACTTAGATTGAAGATGAAGACTCTGGTAGATTCTCAAGAATTCAAGGACATAATCGGTGATGCCACAACGGCAGGATCTGTGGCCAGTTACATGAGCACCTACAACAGGGAGAAGACCATTAATGATCAGATTGTGGCACAGGCGGAACAGGATTCTCCACGTGCTGGATTCAACTACAAACAGTATTACGTGGCACCCATAGACGAGAGGGGCAACATCAGGACGGACAACGTCAACGACACAGACAGGGTGAGTTCGGACAAATCTGTCAATGCCGTCATAGACACACCGGCCAGTTCTCATTATGGTTTTTACCTAGATGGCGACGGCGTGGCACCAAATGGACATCCGGCTGGTTTTGGTATCAGTTTTCCAAACTCCAATGTGGACAAGGGAGACTACTTCCTACGTACAGATTACCTGCCTAATAGGCTGTTCAGATTTGATGGTACCAGATGGGTAAAAGTTGAGGACTCCGTCAGGATAACTACAACCAACAACGATTCAAGGGCAAACTTCAAGACAGGTTTCGTCAACAACACTACCACGGACACGATAAACGGTCTGACAGTTGATCAGAGGCAGGCCTTGACCAACGCCCTTAAACCAAAGGCTGACAATTAATGCTACATTTCTACGAAGGACAGGTAAGGAAGTTCCTAACACAGTTCATCAGGATCCTGAGCAACTTTTCTGTGGAGACTGGCAAGGGCGCAGATGGCTCTGTGCAGTTGAGGGCGGTACCCGTGACCTACGGAGACCCAACGAGGCAGGTGGCCAACATAATCAGGAACAATTCAGAGAATGCCCTGCAGTACGCACCGAGGATAGCCTGCTACGTGAGGGAATTGAACTACGACAGGGATAGGATGCAGAATCCCTACCACATAGAGAAACAGCATCTCAGGGAACGTGATTACAATGAGAGCACAGGCGAGTACACCAACCAACTGGGTGCCGGGTACACAGTGGAGAAGGTCATGCCTTCACCGTTTAGATTAGAAGTCACGGCGGACATATGGAGTTCAAACACGGACCAGAAACTGCAGATCATGGAGCAAATCCTTTACCTGTTCAACCCAGACTTCGAGATACAGAAGTCCGACAACTACATCGACTGGACCAGTCTGAGTTACGTGGAGTTGACGGGTACGACATTCAGTTCCAGGACCATACCAGTGGGAGCAGATTCAGAGATCGACGTGGCCACACTGACGTTCAGTATGCCAATATGGTTGTCACCACCCGTCAAGGTCAAGAAACTGGGAGTGGTACAGAAGATCATAATGAGCATATACGACGACGATGGTGGTATAGCCAAAGGCTTGATAGATGGCGAATTGATGTCTAGGAGTTATGTGACACCAAACAACTTTGGACTGTTGGTCACAGGAAATCAACTGCGACTGTTGGGCACAACAGGAATTAACGTTGGGTCAGGCGGCGACGGCTTCCACACAGGAGCCAACGAACCCAACAACTATGATCCATTTGAGACATTTGGACCCGCAGTGAACTGGAAGGTATTGCTAGACCAGTATGGCAAGGTAACAAACGGTACTTCACAGATCAGATTAAAACAACCAAATGGAAATGAGGTTATAGGTACGATAGCGACAACCACACTAGATGACACCATATTGCTCTACAGCATAGATTCAGACACAATCCCTTCAAACTCACTGACCGCTGTGAAGAAGATCATAAACCCAGCCACGTTCGATCCAGGTACACCTACTAATGGTGATAGGTATCTCGTGATCAATGACGTTGGTGATAGCACGGCCACGTTCCAGAGTCAGACCTGGGGCTCACTGGTGGCCAGTGTGGGGGACATCATAGAGTACAACAGCACGACCTCAAAATGGAACGTGGCGTTTGATGCATCAAATCCTGACTCGACACAGCATTACGTCACAAACCTCAACACCGGTATACAGTACAGATTCAATGGTACGGAATGGGTCAAATCCTACGAGGGTGTTTACACCGCTGGTAATTGGAGCATTGTATTAGATGGTGGCTACAGTCAGAGTGACGACGCGGACAACAACGACGCAACCACCCCTTGATAAAATACACATAAGTTGTTATAATAACGTATGAAAGAAAACATAGTCTGTTCTGGCGCACTGTTCTACAGCACTTCCACCAAGCGTTTCCTGTTCCTACAACGCACCGACAAGAAGACACAGGGCATGTGGGGTCTCGTAGGAGGACAGGCCAAGTACACGGAATCAGCATTCGAAGGATTGAAACGTGAGATACAGGAAGAAGTGGGTGACACTCCCAAGTTCAAGAAGGTGATCCCACTTGAGATGTTCACGTCAAACGATCAGAAGTTCTTCTTCCACACATACCTCATAGCCATAGACGCAGAATTCATACCACAACTGAATGCGGAACACTCCGGCTACTGCTGGTGTGCGTTCGAGTGCTGGCCCAAGAACCTACACATGGGTCTGAGGAACACCCTCAACAACAAGAGCATAAAAGGCAAGTTACAGACTATTTTGGATTTAATTGTTTAACCAGTACTAATTTTAAGATCGTTACCACTTCTCCAAAGTTGTCCCGCCACTTGCGGGTCTGACGTTGGAAGATTTGAGAGTTTGAAAACCGCATTGGAGAACGTTTTGGCTCCTGATATTGTTTGTTCCGTAGACACCAAAACCTGTTCTGAAGTTGCCGCGCCCGCTGACGGTCTCAGCAGTTGAACCCTGTAGGCGTTAACTGTCGTGCTGGCACCTGATGTTGATGCTGATGAGACTGTAACTGTTGATCCCGACAGTGACGCTGTGAATGATAACTGTGTTGATCCCTTTGTCGAAACAACGGGTCCAGCACTCACGTAGGCATCCGCTCCATCTGACACAACGAAAACTTCAGATATAGACGCCGCTCCCTCTGATGAGCTATTGCCAACTACCACGTAGTGTGCACCGTTGGCAGTGTCTGTGGTGAAAGTGTCCATTGTGGTGACACTGCTGGATGTGGTGGTCTGACCAACTGTCTTGGTGTTGGTGCTGGTTGCGTCTGATTCTGCGTCTCCCAATAGAACCCTGTACATTTTAACCGATGTGTTGGGAGAACAAGAAGCTCTTAATCTTACATCTGTGCCACTGATGTCCGCGGTCAGTGTTATCAGGCTGTTGTTGCCCGTAAATGTTTCATTGTATGAAGTTATGAAAGCATCAGACCCGTTGTGTACCACCAAACATTCTATGTTTGATAGTTCACCATTCGCGCTGTTGCATGAAATGTAGTACTTGGCACCCCTGTATGTGGCGTGGGCCCAGGTGTCTAGGTTTTCCACAGCACTGTCAACGTCGGTGTTTATTATTGTAGCGGTGTTTCCGGAACTTGTCGCGGTTGTGCTGTCTCCCAGCCCTATCTTGAAAAATTTTATAGAGTTCACAGCCGCTGTGCCCGATCCTCTCAATCTCACTGTGCCCGAGTTAACGTCTGCGGTGTATGTGATGTGATCGTTGTCGCCGGACCTAACACCGCCACCCGATGACACGAAAGCGTCTGTGTCATTGTGCACCAACGATATCTGGTCCGTGGCTATCTCGTCGTTGATCTCGTCCTTGGTCACCGCTAGGTAGAAAGCACTGTCGAAAGTGCCTGTGGTGAATGTGTCTACATTGACGGATGTCGTGCCTATGGAAGTCTGCTCCCCTGTGCTGGTGTCGGCGGATTCCGTAACGGATGCCTGCGTGGCTATGTTGGTCCAACCCGTCGTGTCGTATCTCTCGTAGGTGTCAGTAGAGGTATTGTATCTAATCATACCCGTGACGCTTGTGCTAGGCCTGTCAGCCGTCGTGCCTTTTGGCAGTGTGATCGCACCCGGCTCGAGTTTCAAGTTATTGTGTGTTATGTAAAGGTCGTCTGAAGTCTGGCCGGTCGCCCTGTATATATTCTCTGCCTCCATGGACAGTCTCGCGAAGTATATCTTGGTGTTGGGATTACAACTCGCCCTCAGTCTGGCCTTGCCATTGGAAACGTCCGCGCTGAAAGTGGCTAAATTGTTGTTGGCTGACAACACGAAACTTTCAATTATCGTGGCATCCGTGCCCGCGTTGTTCACCACTAATGTCACTTCTGAATTTTGGTACTCTGATCCAGACTCTATTGTGATGAAGTATCTGGCCGTCTTGTACTTGAACACATCAAAAGTGTCTACGGTCTCCACCGCCGAATCTATGTCGCCTTTTACACCATACACGAAGTTGTCGAACTCCCCTAGTTTGGTCTTTGATCCCAGATCTTGCCTGTACAGTATCGCGGTACCGGTGGTGTTTCCACTTGATGCTGAACTCAATGTCACTGTGGCATCCGATATTGACGCACTTATGGTGTGTAATGGTGTGCCTCTACTTGACACCAAGGCGTAGTCATCATGATACACAGTTGTGCCGTCATGCGTGAGGCTGGTCTCTGATATCTGGTAGTCACCGGCAGTGTCATCTTTTATCAAGACCACATATTTGGCTCCCCTTATATCTGTCTTAGTGAACTGGTCCAGGGTCGTCGCACTGGATCCTATGCTGGTAGAAGTTGCTATGATCTTGCTGTTGGTGTTGGCAACTGTCTCATGGTGATCTCCCAACGCTATCCTGTATACCCTCAGATTGGTGTGTGAGGACGTGTTAGTGGCACCAGATAGTTGTACCATGTCGCCCGATATGGCCGCCGTGAAGTCTGCGATGCGTGTTGAGTCTTCGTTAACGTTGTAGGTCGAAACGTAAGGTGTGGTGTCGTCATGGACCACTGACACTTTGAGGTGTCCCACGAAACCGTTGTCCTGATCCTCCATTACGATGTCATAGATGGCACCCCTGTATTCTGTTATGTCAAATTCGTCCACGACCGCTGTGGTGGTATCTAATTTGTAGTGGTTGAACTGTTTGACCGCGGTGTTGTTTCCGCCGCCGCCGCCGCCTGATGATTCCGAGAAAGAGAGATTGCCCGCACCGTCCGTGGTCAGTACCTGTCCGTTGCTTCCATCTGCAGAAGGTAAGGTGAATCCAGAAACGGTCAGTGTTCCTGTGGTTGTTATATTTTCATCACCAAAACTGATTGCGCCAGACGAATCCGTGATAGATCCGTTGGCCAGTGTAAGGTTACCCACAGTTGATCCTGTGGCCAGTGTTGCGGCACTGGTACTTGTGACACTTGTGGCTGTGACTGTGCCGTTTACTTGTAATGCTGTTGTGGGTTCTGAAGTACCAATACCTACGCGATTGTTCGTCACATCGAGGTACAGTAGGTTTGTTTCAAACGCAAGGTCGACGCCATTCCTGGTTAGGTTTGACTTTAGGACCGACCCTGATATACGACCTATGGCCATACTTCAGTACTCCTTATAAAAATGTTAGTGTGGCAAACGCCACGCACGGTCTCTCTATCATTGCCGACCGACAGCAGTGCAGGTATTTATGCGCCTAAAAAAAAAGGGCGATGTTACCACCGCCCTTTTGATTCTACTAAAAAGTAAGGTTATTTATTAGTTGTTGGTCCTCACAGCGCAGTTTACCAGTTTGATACCCTCGTCAGTTGAACTTTCTAAGGCCCTACCGATCACGTGGAAAGGAGAGATTGTCTCACCTGCCGCTACCGCTCTGGCACAACCTTTAACACTTGAAGTGACCAGTCTTTGACCTTTTGTCACAGCACCCGTAACCCTAACTGGAGTCCTTCCAGTCATCGCCACGTATGGGTGTGATTGGTTGTTTCCCGCCGCCGCGTTCATGGCGTATGCTGGCATGTCAGAGATTACACCGAACACGTTCTCAGATAAGTCTGTAGTTGACTCAGTGATCTCCGCTGTGCCACCCACTTCTACCACCGCACCTGCTGTCATTGGAGCGTCTGCTTCGAAACGCTCGGCAACGTCCGCGTACTGTGCCGAAGTTGATATGGCGTGTACCACGTTGGCCCTGATGTCTGCTAGGTCCTTGTTTGAAAGATCATCGTTTGATCTGTAAGCGGTCCAGGCTCCACCCGCGTTTCCGTAGATTGTGGTTCCGTCATCCGCGAATGTCTCGTCCCATACCCAGAACAGGTCCTCTTCTGTGGCTGTTTCCGAATCACCCCTGTTGGCCTTTAGACCAGAATAGTTTGGCATTCCAGCCGCTGATGATACATTCCTGTTCACTTCGATCATGTTGTCCTCAACAGTCAATGTTGTTGTGTTCAACTCTGTCCTTGTGCCGTCCACGGTCAAGTTTCCGTGTACTCTCACCAGTCCTTCAGTGATTGTCAACTGTGTGGCTGTGTTCACCACAGCAACTTGGTTGGTGTTTGACACTGTGTATGTTGAATTCGTGTCCGCTGATGTCAGCGTTGTTGATGATAGTGCTCCTAGTGAGTCATCAAC